CTGCTGATCCTCTAAGTGTAATACCTCCGCCATCAACTGCGGCATCATCAAGTGGAATATTTTCATTTGTTATTGCTAATTCAATATTCTTATCTTTTACTTTTAAATCCGTTGTTTCTACAAAAAGCGAAGCACCATCTACTGTAAAGTTGCCGTCAACTTTCATATCGCCACCAACATGAAGTGCGTATTGTGGATCTGATTTAAATACTCCAAAATGCTCTTCTGACGTATCAACTACAAGTGCATCAAGGAAGCCTGTTGGCTTTCTAACTCTAACTTTCCAATCATGATTTGATAGTTGATTCTCACTAACAAATGATGTACCTACTACTTTTAAAATGTTATTTTGTGCTAACCCAACTGTAAGTCCATCTGAATTTTGTATTGTTAATGCTCCAGTTGTCGTTGCCGAGGAATCTGCAGGCAAAAATTGTGACGCTGATTTAACATTTCCAACAGCATCTCTTAATGCACTAGCTTGGTCGGCAATGCCACGCCATCTAAAATCTTCAAGAGTAACAGGAGTAAATCCTTTTTTAATTGTTCCAGTTATCCCTGAAATAGTATACCCAGTGGCTGGTATAAATTCTGTATTACTCCACACACCCACAACAGTTCCTGCAACAAAATATTTCATCACAACATGACTATTATTAAATGAATCTATAAGTGTAGCAATTTCATATCCACTCTTACCTTGTGTTTTAGTATAAATCGGTCCAGCTAATTCTAAATCAGTTCCATCATAAAAATGCAGTTGATTATTATCACTATCGATCCAAAGATCACCAGCAACTAATGTGCTTGGTTGTTGTGCTTGTACTGATGGTGCACCACTTGTTCTAAAACCTACACCGTCATAAACTTTTACTCGTTGTGATGAAGTATCATACCATAGTTGGCCTTTTAACGGAGTACTAGGTGCAGTAGAATTTGAAAAATTCTCCAACATTTTAATTAAGTTTTCGTTTAGTGATTCACCAAACCCAGAATAATTTTTTCCAATTAAAGAAATATCAGTTGTAGTTGTATCTAACTGCCCATCAACTAAATCAACTAATAAAGTTCCATCTGTTTTGTTTAATTTATAACTCATTAGCTTTCTACTGCCTCTCCAGCATATATAATATAATTTACTGCCATATATGGATTCATAACATCAATAGGGTTTCCTAATGATTGCGATTGTTCAGTTAATACACCACCACTTGTCGGATATGCTTGACCTTGATCAATTGCTCCAGTTGATGATTGATATGGAATTGCTTCTTGATCATTAGGTGTTCCTGCAACATTTCTAACAGCATAATATTGATCGCCACTATCACCTCTTAAATCATGTTCGTGTTCTGGTAAATTTGTAAGTGCTACATTTTGTGTTTCTTGTCCTGAATGTGTTCCTATATTATCAGCCGCTGAACTTGTAACTGAGTCAGCACTAATACCGCCCATATTATCTATACCTAATGGGAACCTACCTCTTAAATCTGGTAAACAGAAAAATCCTGCTGTAACTAATGTTTGATCTTTAAAATTATATTGAATTGCATCAAACAAATTCTGATATAATGCAATAGCAACTTCTCGTCCATCACAAAGTAACCAATTAAGAGGAGCAAGTGTTCCACCATATTGAGTAATCATTCCAACTGGCATTGTTGGAATTGCACTAAACAAATTAGATCTTGAAACTTTAAATACACCAGTTGTTCCAGTTACCCTATTAAGTAAGAATTCGTCGCTAATTTGAGTAGATGCAACTTCGTCTTTGTCAGCAATAAAAGTATTTGCTATAGATGTTTGAAATGTTTTAGTACTTGAATCTTGTCCATCAAAACTAAATGACGGTGCTGAAACATCCCCTACCATTTCAAACGTTGTTGGACTTGCAAGTTTATCTGCTGATCCTGAACGTCCGCTAACTACACCTGTAACATTTCCTGTTAGATTACCTACAAATGTCTGTGAATGAACATTTAACCATTGTTCGTTTGCAGTTCCCAAATTACGTGCTAGTGTTAAGTTAGGAACAATATTTTGCGTTGTAAGTAATCCTGCAATATTACTATCACTACCAACAAATAATTTTTTCGCAATTCCTACACCACCTTTTGTTATAATACTTCCTGTACTAATAGTTGATGAGTCAGTAGTTCCATCTACTAACAATGCACTATCAGTTTGAATATTACCAACAACATCTAATGGTTGGTCTGGTGATAAATTATTAATACCTACTCTAGCTTGTGAATCAATTCTAATAACTGTTTTAACTTCGCCAGCATCATTAACTCTTATATCAATATTAGATCCTGATGTTTGGTGAGCAATAATACCTGCTTGGCCTTCAACACCAATTGACATAGCACTATCTGATCCAACAATAATACCTGAATTGTTTTTAATTTTAAGTGGATATAAACTTGTACTGAGTACATCGTTTCTTAAAAAGCTAGAAGCAGGTACTATAGTATTTGCGACAATTAAACTTTCGGCTTTTTCTGCTACTCCGTAATATTTTCCTGCACCGTCGCCTGTAATATCTGCTGTACTTAAATTATATCCAGGATTGATTGTAGTGAACCCAGTCATCACACTCTTTGGTGTAAAACTGTCTGTGGCAATAATTGCAACTACTTTTGCTTTAACTTCTATTTTTAAAATTGTATAAGAAACATTATCTGTTCCTATAATAACTGATGGCTGAACTCCTGTTGACAACCCATCACTAAATGTTGGGCCTACTAAAATCCAACCTGATCCTGTATAAAGATAAAGTTGTTGATTATCTGTATCAACCCAAAGATCGCCTACTACTGATTGGTTTGCGGCAGGTTCGTTTGTTGCTTTTTTTAATCCACTTGCAGAAATCCAGTTTGTACCATCGTAGATTTTTAATTGATTAACACCTACTGTAGTATCATACCATAGTTGGCCTTCTACAGGATTTCTTGGAGATGTATTAAAAGCAAAATTTTCTAATAAGTGTAAGAAGCTATCTGCAATAGCAGTACCATAAGCTGTAGTATTACGTCCAGGAATATCTAAACTAGTAACCTGGTTAATTGTATTATCTTCAACTGATATAGTACCTTTATTTGCTAGGTCCGTGTGTGATACTAAATATGCCATTTATTACGCCTCATTAAAGCCAGTTAGACTTTGTACCCTTACGGTATAATCTATTTGAATTAATCTATTTAAACTCTTTTGTACTGGATGGAAAACTACATGAGTTAACAATCTACCAGTGCCTGATTTTGCATAACTTACAAGTCCTAGCTCATCAAATACATAAAGGCTTTCACTTCCTGTTGCATTATCAATTGCATCTTGTCCGCTAGGCTCACCATAGTCTAATAAACAAGTTGCTAAAATATCTGTATAATTTGTACCACTAACATGACGTGTTTCCAGCTTGTTTCTTGTAGGATCTGTATTATTAACTGAATTGTCGTCAATTACTTTAGTGTACGTTTGGCTGTATAAACTAGCATTTGTACCCGTTGAATTAGGTGACAAATATGTAATAATTCCTGTAGGATCTACAGAAGTACCACCGTTTCCAAAAACCATGCTATTAACAAAGCCTTCGCCTTGATTTGCTAGACTGTCTGCTAACGCAAGACTCATATTTTCGTAGTGTATAGCATTTCGCTTATCTACGAAGATTTCGCCCGTCTCTGGGTTATGAATTTTAATGTGTCCTTGTAAAAGTACACCGTTTTGTTCTTTAAAGTTATCTATCATATTAATATCCTACAAGTGTATTTATTTAGGTAACGTTACCTCTGCACTTCTTAAGAAACGTCCTATGTTATTTTCCTGTCTATGTAACGGAACTCCTGGATCAGTCCATAGTTTTCCGATCTTTCTCACCACTATAATTTTACTATTAATAGGTGGTGTATTCAACATTGTTACTGTTGACGTTGTTCCGTCTACGCTAAATTCCGCAGATAGCGTAATATCTGCTTCAGGACTGTCTAAATTAACAGTTTTATCAAATGAACTAACTGCATTTTTACGTAAACGTTTCCCTGCTACAAATATTTCAAAATCATTTACAGATTTTGGAATAAAATCAACGGTTATAGTGTTAGTTGAACCGTCAGCATCAAATACTTGAGTTAGTATTTCATCTTTATAAGGTACTGTTTGCGGGGTGCTTTGATCAAACACATTTGACCCGATTGTATGCTTTTCTGCAATACCAGTACCTAATGTACCTCTACGTAATTGCCTAATAGCACCACCCTCCTTCAAATAGTATTCTATACGTTCACTATTAATGAATAATATTCCCGGAATTCCTTTGTCTTTATCAGGAAGTGGCAAATTATCAAAATTTGTTACGTAAATTTTACTATCATACCAATTCAAATCTTCTGCTAATGTGTATTTATTACTATCGCCAAGGCGTTTATAATGGGTCCTATTAAGCATATCTTTAAAGATTCTAAATCCATATTTAGGAATAACTACAGGATTAGTAAAGTGTATAACTTCAATTTTGTCATTAGCGGCTACATCAGTTGTAATCCTAATATGTTTTCTATCTTCAGTAACATAATAGTCAATGCTAGGAGTTAATGCTACTGTATTTAAAGTAACCCATACATATTCAGCATCAATGGCTTCTTCACGTAATCTAATTATGCCATTAGTTAACTGGTTATATTCAGTATAACCATCTGTTCCGACTGTTACAGGATTTCTAGCTACTACATTAAACACTTCTCTTTCTATTTTTCTAATATCGTGTTCAGTAAATTGATAGACAGTCACCTGATCCCCATTAGCTGGAGCAACATCTAAATAAACTTCATTTGGTGTTTTAACAAATAAACTTGTTCCAGAATCAAAATATCCCATTTGAAAATCACCGTTATCAATAATATAAACTTCTAACTTATCTCCAACAGTTCCAACATCCTCAAACAATACAACTGTTCCATTAAATGTATCCCAACGCCAGGTTGCATTAAGAGTTTGTTCAACTCCATTTAAAAAGATTCTAACCTGCTGAGCACTAATCGAAGCTGTTGTAATCTGCCATTGTCTTAATTGATATTCACGTCCAGCAACAACTGTAAATTGTTGATTATATCCTGCGTTTAAAAGATTGTTACCAACTTTAACTATAATATTTTGATCAATTGGTTCACTAGTAAACGGTGCTTGAGCTAACGTAAATTTCTTTGTACTTCCGTCACCAGTAAAATTATCTGTTGTTATCTGGCTAAATGATTTACTTAGACTTTCATAAATTGCATATTGAATTACTGCACCTTCTGTAGGAATAGTTCCTAGTTTAAATACGGCTCTCCCTGCAATATCATAAGTGTCATCAGTTTCTGTTAAATCCGTAGTTACAGTCTCACCATCAACAGTTAACGTATATGTCAACCCAGTTTTATAAAGAACAGGTGTTACAAATTGTATTGTTGACCCATCTCCAATAAACTTATCTATGTCAAGAATTTTTTCACCATTGTTAGACATAGTTGAAATATGAACTAAATGGCCAGTACCTGGTGCTGTAACAAATTCAAGTTGTTTAGTCTGATAATTTATAATAAAACTAGTTGGTGCTTCTACAATTGTACCATTTACTTTTACAAAAATATCATCATTACTAGCTGGTAATTTAGTAACACCAAAGTTCTTGTTAGTTCCGTCACCAATATAATTATGACTATTAACAACACTTGATCCGTCTGCTGTTCTATCAAACACTTTAAAATCAACAGTATCCATAACTTGTCCTGGAACTAATTCTTCAGGACCTTTAGATGTTAGTGGTGTAACAAATCCGTCACCATCAACAACTATTTCTTCTGATAGAATTCCTTTAGCTGTTGAATAAACTAAATCGCCACCTTGTAATGCTGTATCATATGCATCAGGGTCTGGAATAAAACTTCCATCACTAGTTGATTTTCTAATAATAATTACATCATCAGCAACTGTTGGAATAAAATCTTCATCAATTTGAATTGTTTGTGTAACACCGTCGCCTACAATCGATTCCATTACTGCATTTGGATTACCTGTTACGCCGATAGTACTTCCGTCCCATTGTGGATCGTCTACACGTATGCCATTTTTATAAACATTGTAAGTTACACCATCTTCTAATGGTTTGCTGAGTTCAAATACATTTGTACTTCCATCTAATGTAAATACCTCATCTTCATACGTATTATCAAATGTATCCCACGTTGACGTAAACCAAGGCTCTGAGAACCAACCTGATCCTCCGCCAAAGTCAAAGCTTCTAACTTCTACGCCACCATAATCAATACCATCCATTAATTGTGCTATGTCATTTCCAAGCATTCCGTCAGTTGGTGTATAAAATAAACTAATACGATCTTGTGCTTGAAGCATATCAATAGCTTTGCTATATTTGATTATTATCGAAGCTGACATCTTAGGAGGTTCTGTAAAGAATATCTCTCCTGTATATCTTGTATATCCTTTAGTTGTATCTGCAACGTTTTTAAAAGTATATTCACTTGTCAATGATTCTACATCACTAACTGTAATATAAAGTTGACTAGGTCTTACATCCATTGGCCATTTTAATGAGAACGTTTGTTGACTTGCACTACCTGTAAACGTTTCAGTTTCAGCAAGGGTAGTAATTAAAAATGTTCCTGTAACCCTATCAAATTTTGATATAATATGAGCATTACGTATCTTACCATTACCAAGTTTAGATGAAAGAACAGCAGGCACTCCGCCTTCGGATTGTGTACCATCAATTGTAATTGTTGGTGCTGACAAATATCCAGAACCAACACTTACCATTTTAACCCAACTAATTTTTCCACCTGTACCGATATATGCTTGTGCTTTAGCACCTGTTCCACCACCTCCATTAAGTTTAAGAATAGGAGGTTCAAGATAACCTGTTCCACCGTTAGCAATCTGTATTGCTATAACTTCATAACCTAAATTATCTTGCCAATGTTTATTTGGATATGTTGCAAGTCCTGGATCTTCGCCATATAACACATCATCTTTAATTTTTAATGATGAAGGAATAATTCTTCCATCTTGTACACTATAAGCTGGAGGTAAATCAAAATCTGTTACGCTAGATTGTGTATTATCTATCTTTGTATAAGAAGTTAAATATTCTCTAATCTTAGTTTTATACGGTTTAGTTTCTTCAATAAATTTTTCATAACTTGGAAGATTATCGTTTTGGAATGTAATCTTCTCAGTTAACTCTCCAATATTATGTTTAGCTTTAAGGAAACTTGTTTTAAATACCCAATCTACAAATTTTTGTTCAGAAAGTACATAACGTAAACTTGACGCAAATAACTTATTATATTCAACTGCAAGATCATTTATAAAAATATCGTCACGTAATGCTTTTAAAATTATTCTAAATTCGTGAACTGGCTGATTATCATAATCTGATGTATCATAACTTAAACTATCATAACCTATATTCCATGCTGGATAATTATATAAACCGGTAGAAAACATAATTGTTCCTTTTTCCTTGCCAATTGTTATATAATTTGTAGTATAGTCTGCATCTGGAACGTCTTTAATTTTTCTCAATAATAACCAACCACCTGTGCCAACTGTTTTAATTTTAATAACATCACCTAAGCTATCACTTAATGCTGTTAATTGATAACTTTCATCAATTAGATGATTAATTTGTGTAAATTGATTATATCCTGTAGCATACCAATCAATATAATCCCAAAATTCAGGAACATTATAACTTTGACTATCTGTTCTTTCCCAAATAGCTGTTATACTATTATAAGCATGAATTGACCACTTACCTTTAATATTTTCATCTGTTTTAACAAGTGTACTATATTTTCGAACTTCTATTCCGCTCTCTATAGAATAATCTCTACCAGGATGTTTAACTGTTGCAGTAACAACTTTTCCTAACGTATCAAGTGTTGTAATAAGCTCAGCACCTCTACCATTACCTATATTAGTAAATTCATATGACGGTGGTACTTTATAACCTCTACCTGGGTCAGCAATTTCAACTCTAGCTAACTTACCATTTTCCCAGATTGGTGTTAATTTTGCTTGTTTAATATTTGCAGTTCCAACAAATACCATTTCTGCATAAGTATCAATAGATTGATCAAACTTACCAGAATTAATAGTAGGTAGTTTATCAACTTCTTGCAAAGCACTAATATCATAATCATCAACAATAATATGCATTTTAACAATACGATTAACTCTTTCAATAAGTTGTTTTACTGCTTCTAATCTGTTTACAAACCAACTTTGTCGTGGTTTATTTAAATTACCATATCTTTCTTTAAAACTTAAATCAGGATTTGGAACAGCTCTATAATTTAAATCCCAACCAATTAAACTATCATACCATTTAAGTTCTATATCTGTTTTAGGTCTACTAGTTGCTAAACCTTCACTTAAAAGTTGAAATTCGTTATGAATATTAGTTGGATTATCAATTTTCCAATAACGGAAATTAACTGCTGAAGTATCAGCATTAAATAATGAATCGCAATTATACAATGCAAATTTGTTTTCACTATATAATGCCGCAAACTTATAACCTTGAGATTTAGGATCTTCAATTAATTGTGCTACATCGTATGCACTTGTTTTTCTCCAATCTACATTAGGAATATACTTTTTATTTTTAACCCAATAATAATATTTGTTTGAAAAACTCTGTGCTTGTTTATCAAATACTTTAACTGATGATAATGTAGAATCGTCAGTAAATTTAGGTTGTCCACTAATTCCTTTTGCTAATCCTTCTTCTGTATCTGCTAATGTTGACCATTGTGAAGGTTTATAAGTTGTTTCAACCCATTCATAAATATCAACTGTTGATCCTATAAATAACTTACTCCAAGTTGCTGTTTGATAAATTATGTCTCCTTGGTAAGGATTATGGTATTTTACTGTACTTAGATCCCACCATATTTTTCCAACATATTGTTTATTCCAAGCATTCCCTTCATCAACAACAGACACTTCTCCACCTATTGTATATGTTGCTGGATCATATAATGTTTTATAAGCAATTTCTTCTTCGGCTGTGCCTGCAATTTTTCCTTGGATGGGGTCAATATAATCTATTTGACTAGCAAGTAAATTTTTTGCAGTATCATAAACAAACACGCCTTTAAATTTTGATACATCTATTTGGCTAATTGGAGTACGTAATGCCTTCCAGGACAAAACATTCCTATCACGTCTAAAATCAATTATTGTTCCCATAAAATTATCATCTGGAGTAATAGTTAATTCTGGCATTCCAACATAAACATGATTATCTGTAAACACTACATAATCGCCAAAGCGTCTTGTTACAGGATTATTATAAACAAATTTTTCACTATAAATTAATGTATCATTAAATCTTTGGAAAATAAGAACTTGTCCACTATCTTCATTTGCAGTTTTAAACTGAGTAAGATTATTATCGAACGTTGTACTTACAACTGTAGTATTTGTATCGTATGTTGTAGTTGCAATAAGATCACCACCACGCGACGAAATAGCTAAATTGTTTTTATCAAAGTCTAATGTTGCCCCGAATCGTTCTGCTACATCATTTTCTGGACTATAAAGTGTTTGTGACCATATGAAGCTACCTGATACTTGCCTATACACATAAACAGCACCGTTATTAGTATCTATTTCGTCCTGAAGTGGAGCCCCTATTGCAATCATAGTTCCATCATCAGAAACTGCAATAGAGTCTCCAAATCCTATATCTACAGTTGGTGTTACTATTGCTTGACTAAATTCATAGTGTCCATTGTTTAATCTATAAACAAGTACCTTAGGATTACTATCAGAAAATTCAGCTACAACAACTAAAACATTTCCATCTTTATTAGTTGTAAAGTGTTTGCCAAAGTCTGTTAAGGTTGTTTGGTCTACAACTGTTTCACCGTCAACACTTAAACTAGTATTATTAGGAATATAACCTATATAATCTATATGGTTTGATAATTCTGTCCATAACGTTACACTAAACGTACTAGGTAGTAAATTCGTTTTACTTTGATAAAATTTTTGTTGATATAAAACAATATCATTTTCATAATATGCTATTGAATCACTATAAACACCTTTATAATTTTTGTTCTTACCAGTTGCATAATCATATGTGTTTCCAGTTGCGTCCTCACCGTGATTAAAGAAATACACCCTTCCTGGATTTTCAACAGTATTAACATCTTCAGTACTAACATACAAATAATGTAATTTGTCATTTGTAGCAAATTCTACTTGCTTACCAAAATATTTGTTATTTGCATTATGTTCAGAAATGTATCCATAATTTAATGAATATTGACCACTAGCTGTTTTATCATAAGTTAAAATAATTCCTTCATTAGTATATGCACTTGCTTCGCCATCAGTGTGTGCTGGAATATTAAGTTTTTGTACCCAGTCTTTGTTTAATGGTGTTGGATAATTAGGTGTTCTAGCAATTCCACTAACTGTACTGCTTGAATAAAAATGTACTTCTAAGTCATTTTGAAACGTTGACGAAGTGACAGGTAACTGAGATGAATCCGGGTTCTTAACAACAACCATTTTACCTGCATTCGCAGAATCCATATCCGCATGATCTAACCTCCCCGATAAACGATTTACGCCTAGACTAATACCATCTTTAATACTAATTGTACTAGTTTCGCCATTATTAACTCCGAACTTAAATGTTCCTATTCTATCTTTTACATATAATCTACACGTTAGTAATTGCTCTTGTAAATATGTAACCTCAGCTGTAGCACCTGTAATATTATCAATAATAACTTGTCCTTCTTGCGGAATATAAGGATTTCCACTACCGTCAAAGTTTGTAAATGTTATATCAACAAAGCCTGACCACAAACCATGAATTATATGTGTTGGATCATTTAAGTGTGCAAATGTTAAACCTAATGATGCTGGATCAAATACTGAAATTGGGGCGACGCCGCCTCTAATAGTATTAACCCACATTTTAAAAGTCTCTGATACATTAACAATATCTGTAAAAACTTTAGGAGCTCTTATAAACCAAAGCTCACTTAAATTAGGTAATCCATTTTTATCATAATAACTTAGATGTCCTAGTCTTCCACCTCTTGTTGGATCTGGAACAAGACTTAATGCACGAACTTCATTCATTGTATTACCAAATATAACTGGTGAACGTGATTCAGCTTGGGTAATAAAATCTTGCCCTATAATATTTGGAATTGTTATTTCTTGTGCTGATACTGTTGTAGTAAAACTAGGTAAACCTTCAATTTTCCACCATCCACTAAATGTAGATGCCGCTGAAGTTGGATTAACTAATGAAAATGTTCCGCAACTTTGTGCATTTAAAGTAAGTGTATCAGTAGCATTAAATCCTCCACTAACATCTTTTATATAAAGTATTGCTTGACTAACATTTTCAATTCTAATATATGCTACTTCACCTATAGCAGTACTTGATGATACTGAATCTCCAACTACTGGAATACGTATTATATTATCAACATATAATACTGCATCAATCTTGTCCGCAATAGTTTTGCTACCTTCAAATGCCGCTACGCCTGGCCCTGTTGCACCCCACGGTAAAATACCGTCTGGATAGTTTTGTGAAAATTCATTCCAATTAAGAACTACTGTATCACCTTGTGATGATCCTTCATACTGTTCAAGTGGAGCTCTAATTAACATATGATCTGTAGTAACATCTAACCCATAATCACCTCTTATAGCATAAACTATAGAAGGATATGAATTATTTCCACTATTATAATTTGCTTCTTCTATAAATGATGTTGACCAAAAACTTGGAAACGTTAATGCGCCAGTTGCCGCTGTAATTGGAAATTGAGCTTCCCAGAAAGTTTCTAAATACTTAATAATATCGCCGGCAACATAAGCTATTCCACCATCAAAGTCACCCTTCCATTTATTTTTTACATTACTAGCATTCGGGGCACTAATAACTAAATGTTTTCCATCATTACTTAATGCAATACTAGAACCGAATTTTCCTGGGCCTGTATAAAGATCAGTTGGTGCAGTAATAGTTTGTCTATGATAATAATCTACATTATCTGAAACTCTAATAAAAACATAAACTTTTTCTTGTTCACTAGCTGATGCAACTAAAATAGTATTTCTATCATCAGTTGCAAAAACTTTACCAAACAAATGCCCTTCACCAGTTGCTAAATTAGATATTTGTTGATGTGAACTGTATGTTGGTATATTTTGTAATACAGTCCAATCACCAGTATCATCATCATCAACCCAAATTAGTTCACCTGTTTGTAATTCACTATTAATAATTCTAGTATTTGCGTCTGACATTGACGCTACTCTGGCTGATATAAATGTAGTAACAAATCCGTCTGCTACTTCTACATCTTCTGTTTCACCGTTTGCATAACAAACAATAGTATCTAATACTATTTCTTTAACTTTAAAAAATTTCTCAGCACCAACAACATCAAGTACTCCAATAATACCATCGTTAGATGCTTTAGCAATATAAGAGAGGACCTCTCCTATTTGATTATCAAGTTGTATTGTTATTGTGCCAGCGGCAATATCAGAAGTTACAGCTTTAACTCTGTCTCCTGTTCCTACATACTTAACAACGTCCCATGATGTTCCGCGTGAGCCTGTCCATACATAATCACCAACGTTTAAATCTGTAAGAGTAGCATTAAGAATATCATCAAATTTTGCAACTGTTAATTTAACATCCTGCTCATTAACATATCCTGCTGTTTGAACATATTCAGAAAATACTGTACGTTTAGGAAATGGTTTATGATTATAATTATTAGGTTTAAGATAAACTTCAAATGGTCTTATACGATAAATTAAATCAGTTTCTGTTCCTGAAACAGTATCAACTAATTCTACTGGTTGCGGAGATAACTTAAATCTAGCTTCGTCTAATTTAAATTCTACTTCGTCAAATCCATCTACAGAACCATACTGTCCTAATTTAACAGCCCATTCTTCGTAAAAATTAATACTATCTTGATCTGCACTACTTAAAGCATCAAATAATTTTGTTAAACTATTTTGTGTTCCCTTGTCTTGAATATATCCTTGATAAAATTTATATTGACTAACATCATCATTAATAATATTTGCAAGATAATCTCTTTTTTGATATCCTATAAGATGTTGTGCTATTTTTTGTTGCTCTGTATCAAAGTTATCAGTATCTAAATCATAATAATCTTTAAATTGTTTTGCTTTATAATCCAAATTAGGTATTAACTGAGCTTCAGGCTTTGATGATAACCTTTCCCAATTAGATGCATCAAAATCGGCTACGCCAGGAATTTTTATTTTAGCAATATAATAAAACTCTTTATATTGTACCGTATCACCTATAGCATAATCTTTATATGATTTCCACTCGTTAACAACTACATTATCATAAACAAATCCTGGAATATTTAAAGAGCCTTTCCAGTCATCAGTTCTGTAACCTAAAACTTTAATCCGCTCTTGTCTATATCCTGGTTCTAAATCATAAATGATATCATTAAAAACTGTATGATTATCAAGTAGACAAACGTGTTCTTTTTGTATTAACGCTAACTTAACAGCATATATACCGTCGGCAGTATTTCGTGGAGTTACCTGGAATTCATTATTATTACTTCTATAAACTTGAACAAATTCTTTATCAAGTTTCCTACCGTCTGCTTTTAAAAGTGTGTAATCATGAAAGCCATCAAAAATATTATCAGCAACATAATAGTCTCTTTTAAACTTTAACTTATTAGCGCCAGGACTTAAAGTTATAACACTATCTTCTTGCCAGTTTTGTGTAGTCCAGAATAAAAATTCTTTAGCACTTAACTCCCAATTTTCAACTACTTCAATTGCAGGATTAAAATAATTAAAATCAAACCCTTGTGCTTCTAACCACTTGCTATAACCTAATAAAAAGTCAACAACCTCTTGAACAGTTGTTAACAAAGTACCATAAGCTAATTCCTTTATAGAAGTAGTATCATACTGACGTCTAAAAAATGCTTCTCTACCACCAGTTACTGGTAACTCGACTAGTCTAGCAAAAAAGTCTGCCTGAAATGAATCTGTACTAGTATGAGCTTCTTTAACTCTATAATATTCTTGATTAAATGCTACAGTTTGTCCAAGTACATATACTTGATTTGGTTTCCAATCAAGAAATGAATCAGTGACACCGCCAACTCTTGCAACAGGATCATCTGCTAATTCGAGTGCCTTAAAATATTTCAAATAAGGATTAGTTTTATCGTATCCTTTTATAATAAATCCTGCGGCTTTCTTTTCAATCATAATGCCGCTATAACTAACTAAATCAACTACAGAACTTGTATTTAAAAATATCTTATAGTTTTCATCAGGAACAAAAACGTTACCTTCATTATACGGAGTTCTACTATCTAATATTAATTTAAACTTATCTTTATGTGTAAATCCAGCAACTTTAAGTCCTAACTGATTTTTTACAGATTTTAAAGATTTCATATAACCAGTATACGTACCTAATGACTCTGAATTAATATAATCGCAAATATAATTAATTAATCCTGAAGTATTAACTCGAGTAGTATCTAAAACTGTATTTGGAAAAACTACATCTTCTAATCTAAGTCTTCTACTAGTTTCACTATAAACAATTTCTTTTGCTGGGTTTCTAATTATCCTTGATCTATCAAATGCTAGTCCCATAATTTTAGTTGGCTGATTAAGGATCCAACTACAAATAAATGCGAATGGATATTCACTACTTCTTCGCCAAGCTGTTTCTGTTGGGGCTTCGTCTCCGAATATAAATTCTTTATCTGTTAAAACAAGAACATAATTTTTAGCAAAGTTGCTATCTAATGGGCTTAATAAATTACCTTCACCGTCAACAGGAATATGTTTTGTAACATCTTTTCTAGCATACGCTGTAAGATAATTTAATGCTTTATCTGGCTCTCTAATTATACCATCTTCAATATCTTTCCATAAAATCTTATTTTCTCTAGTGTATGGTGCTGGACCATATACTGTTTTCCACCAAGTTGGTTCAATAGTATATCCTAATATTTCCCAAGGGTGTGTATGCGGACGATCAGTATCATATGCTTCTTTATAAATTGCTCTCCAGTAACCAGATAGTTTAGCTCCTTTAGGAGACATCATACTACTATAATTAAATGTAAAACTATTTGTTCTATCATAAAAACTATGATCTGTGTAATCTAAGTTACCAACGTTATCTAGCCAACCTACAAAATCTGTAATTAATGCTTTATCCCTTGCCCATTTACTAAAACCAGTATCTCTAGATTCACCACCAATAAATTCGTGTATGTCTAAGATAGTCGAATCATATTGTGTTTTTATGTTATTAAAAATTCTATTTTCTAATTCTAATAACAGCTCATCTCTAAAATCACCATAACAAACAAAAATATTTCCGTCGTGTCCTTGAATAACTTCTGTAGGTGTTTGATAAGTGTTGTCAATGTATTTTACAGGTTTATACTTTGGATATAATCCTAATTTTGTAGGAGTTGGTGGAATATAACTTCCGTCAGTACTTTCATATTCATAAATATCAATTATATCATCAACCACTTTAGTTGCTGTAATTGTTACAAACCCTATATGATCAGTTTCAAATATATAATCTATACCATGTTGTAATTGAACTTTATTTTTATAAATGTAAACAGCCCGGTTAGATAACGTGTTTAAATTAAAATCTTTTGACAACGCAAAAAATTGTGTATCTTTATCCTTAACATTATGACTTGTTAGATTATATGTTCCAACACCGATCATATCACTAAAGTAAAATGGCATATCATTCGATTTACTTTGAACTACCGCTTCTATTACTTTATCAAAATGAACGTTTGTTTCTCCTGTAAAGCCTACAGTATCAGCGTGTTGAAGAAATAATCTTCTAAATTTACCATATTCTTTACTAGCATATCTAATTGCTTTAATAATATTTGCATTAGTATCAGTAATATGATACAAAGCAAGATCAACTTGCCCACTATGTTGTACAAAACGACGACCATATGGAGAAAGGTTTCCCATGTCTCTTAGATTACTTTTACCAGGAAAAGTTCCAACCCAACTATCATTATATTCAGACATTGTCTGAACATGGTCTGTTACTTCACCTACTGTAAACGCAAGAACATTATCATTTAATGGATTTCTTTCTAAATTATGAGGGATTTCGTAATATCCGTTAGCATTTTTCTTTGTAGCACTATTAGACACAATTTTAACTACATCATCTTCTACTAACTCGTTAACAAACGTAATAAATGCTATACCATTAATTCTATTAAGTACATAATCTGTTAGATTAAACTTTCTTACATTATTAACATAAACTCTTACCCATAGATCATTTAAGTCACCACTATTGTCATAAACATCAATAGCAAAATCATTAGATTGTGTAGTTACAACATACTGTCTTATAACGTGTTGTCTACTATTTTTAATAGCTTTGATCCAACCAGACGTATATGTAAATGTACTAAGATCAGTATACTCTTTTAATAATGTTATATCAGTATTTCCTTTTAAAACTGCATTATCTTTTTGATAGGTATATGTATCATTTAATAAATCAAAATTAAATAAAATATCACCTGTATTTTCTAATGCTCTATAACTTAATGAAAATCCTAACTCTGCATCTTTAACATTACCGGCACCTACTTTATAACTAAAAACCTTATTCCCAAAAAATGTTGATGATGGATAATAAGTTGTATCTGCTAAAGCATATCCAGTACTATCAAATAAATCAAACAAAGGCGGTTGATTTGTGCCAATTTTATCTTGTCCAGCTTTCCACTCGGTACCATTATAATACCACATCTTACCCCTATACGCCTCACCATTTCTAACTAATACTGTTTCATTTTCAAGTGGTGTTGTGTCTGGTTCTTCAATAAGACTAATTTGTCTTATAAGATTATGTGTAATAAATTTAACTTTAAAAATTTTTCCTGTTACTCTGCTATCAAGATCTGCAGTAAACAATATACGCATACTGTCAACAACATCTATACCATCAATATTATATCCTGTTGCTCCTTCAATATTAGAGAACACATCTGTAGTAAAGGTATCAAGTAAATCAATATCATCTTTAGCACTAGTACCAAAGTTGTATAATTTTAAGTTATCATCAAATTCAATAATTGGACGCTTTGCTCTATAATCTTGATCTAACTCTGGTGTTGTTCCTGTAAGTGTTGCAGACTGTTCAATAACTTCTTTATGAAACCATCTATTATATCTTGACCAGGGGTTTCTGCTTTTAGATGCTTTATTAACTACAAGATAATCTTTTGTTCCTGCAAAACTATTAGCATTACTGTACGGCAGTTTATCAAATCCTACGCTATCAAACAATACAGGTACATTTTCTGAATATGAAGCTGGGATTTCTAAATCTTTTTCATGTACTAATTTAATTTCTGTACCAACACCTTCAACATACCACTCACCTTCACCATACTTTTCTGGCGTTACAGTTCCTTGGAAATAAACTTTCATTCCATTTGAAAAAGCTACTCCACCAGTACTTGTATAAGTTTTTTTACCTAAAATTTCAGCTTCAACGTCTATTGTTGTATTATCAATTGCATCTGCAATTTGTATTAATCCACTTGCATTAATATCATTTCCGTTTACATAAAATAATGTGTCAGGAGCATTATCAGGAATTGTCCATGTAATAGTTCCAACATCAATTGTTTGTGTACTATCATCTAGCCCTGTACCAAATAACAAACTAGGATCTAATGAACGTGCAGTTCTAAAAGTTAATGGCATTCCAGACGCATCAATGTCAAACATATATGTTTGTCCTCTAAATAATTTTAATGTAGGATTAGATGTTAATCCATCTGGTGTAAAAATATAACTGTTATTGTCTATATTATCTTTTTTAGTTACTGTATAAGTGCTAATAACATCTTTAGCATTACCGGCAATACCTAAACCTATTGGACCGTTTGGTAACCAATAATATTCTCTAAAGTTTACAAACTTATCCCAATCAATATGAGGATTCCAAGCATAATATTCCTGACTATTAAGTTTACTATGATCGTCTACAGTTCCGCCGAATGCTTTTATTTGATTAATATAATCGTTATAATCTTTATAAAAAGTAACATTATTTAGATCATCTTTTACTACTACCGCTGGTTCTACTTGATAATTTTCTCTATCAGCATTATGTTCAGGAATATAAGTATCATCGGCTTTGTATGCTTTAGCAGTACGTTTACCAAAGAAGCCACTTAATTTTTCAGCTACACCGGGTTGGGTTAATTGATCTAAAGTTGCATTAAGAAACTTTTTGTTAGTTGGAGTACGAAAATATCTTGGAAGTAATTCCGCACTATGCCTACGTGGTGGTGTTGCACTACCGGCTGGTAACGGATATTCATGTTGGTCATCAGTAAAGGGCATTAGACGTTATTACTCCCAGAGCTTGACGACGTTGTACTTGTTGTATATGTACTAGCACTTTGTAACCCCGAATTAGTAGCCGTTGCGACAGTTAAAACTTTACCTGAAGCTTTTAATCTACTTGCTGTAACGGCATCTATTACTTCAACATTATCAACTATCGCTCCACTAATAAAAATTTCATCCGCTTCAGATTTAATCTCATACAAACTACCAAACCCTTGCAACTCTTGATTCGGAACAATTACAATTGTTACTAAATCCGGTGCAACACTGGCCATAATAAACGTACTCAACTCTGAGAAATAAAACGTATCTCCAAAATCCCAATTATCTAAAGCAAAGAATCGATTGACTGCTGAAATAACTTTTGCCTTAATTGCATTAGTATTAACAACTTGGTCTGGATTTTTAACTATTTTAAATGTTGCTTGTAAATCTAAATCAGCATTCGCGCCAAACAAAACTTTATATTTCACAGGATGATAAATTACTTCATCACTAATTGACTTAATTTTATTAATTTCAGATCCATAATTATTAAACAAATTATCGCTACTTGGTGGTAACGGTTTTACTGTTACTGCCCCATCTAAAAATTCTCTAAATGAAGCATCATAACTTTTTGTTAATAGATATGTATCAATAACATTACTGCTACTTGGGTCAATTCTATTATCATCATCTGCCGCGTGTATATATTGAAATTTAAGTTTGTCTCTTCCAACAAACGCTCTATATTCTGTTGTTAATACTAGCGTCCCTGATGTTAATGTTTTAAATACATTCTCTGTAACTAGATAAAAAACTTGTCCGTCAGTATATTGACTTAATGCACCTACAACACTTTCAGATTGTTTTATATCTAGTGTTGCACCGTCAACATAACTATAATCTTCAATTCCATCAGTAGTAATATATTTCTTTTGGAATATAAATTTTGTTAAAGGACTTATTGCTTCATTAACAATTTCAAGAAATGTCTCAGGATCATCAACAACACCGTCTTCATCGGCATCATAAAAACTTACTTCGACTTTTTTACTATCAACATATCCATCTGAATCACGATATGCATCACTAATTTCCCAATCATGCTGTATAGTAAACGGTGTTAATGCATCTGGTTTTAAGTTAATAGACAAAACTGAAATTTTATCTTTAATAATTTGTCCTGTTTTATTATCAAATACTTTATCAGCACTATCATAATAAAATCTAATTTCTTCAGCACTTTCAAAAATATATCTTAAACTACGATATGTAATTGTATACTTTTCACCATCTGTTTCAAATAATAATAACCAACTTGCATCTAATTGTTGATTAGTAGTATCTCCGGTTTTACCTAAACTGAATTCTCCAAGAATGTTTAAGTTATTTTCGATAACAACTCGCCATTGTCTTAAATTAATATCATACCTTAAACCAAACGTTTTATTAGAAAATAATTGATCAACTATCTGTGTTTTTACATTGTCTACTAGTGTTTTAGAAAACTTAGGTACAATCTGATTTAAAACGGCCGTTGACGGAACAATGTCATTAAGTATAATAGGTCCTGATCCATCTGTATTATCAACAGCACCATCACCAACAATACTAACTACTTTAACCCATTTATAATCAAACGATCCTGGATGGTTTGCATCTCCCGCCATTAATGTACCATCTTTCATGAAATGATATCCAGCCGGTGGTAAAAATTTTATTAATGTGCCTTCTTCAAGAAATCTTAATGAACTACCTGTATAACTTCCAACTTGAAATCTTGTTCCGTCACTATCTTGCAAATGTCCTGTTGTTT